TGTCGGGCTTTATCTAAGTCCACAACAATGCGGATAACTAAGCTGGACTTAAAGGTTCTAAGCTTACGAGATACAGAGAGACTAATTTATGCTTATAATTGATATTAACCGTACAACAGAAAAATCAGCGTATACTTGGTCTTATCTGTGTGTATCTACTTGGTTAAAATCTAAAAGATTTTCGGATAAGTGCGATACATACGGCCCTAGTACTTTTACGGCTATTTGTACATATTTACTGCATCCCCACCTTGGACCTCCTTCCTTTTCAGTTTAATGAAACCGTGCAGATAAAACCTGCACTATCATCAACCTGAATTTTAAAGGTGTACTATGAAATTACGAGCGTTAGTCTTACTGGACTACGACCTGCCAAATGCGGGATTAATCGAAGCTGCTGATCAACAGAAAGCACTTCAAGCTAAAGTAGACGAAATAACTAAGGGGAATCCAAACATTGTGTATAGCACTGTGGATATGCGTGAGCGTAGAGGTGATACCCAGCCTGACTTGAAGAAGATGAAATTTCGTCAGACATAACTAACTGTAACCAAACAGTTTAATTTACAAATAGGCCCTTGGTTTTACCTGGGGTCTTTTTTTATCTTGATTACCATTACTATGGTCCTTTATACAGTGAATGTAGCTTCACGCTACAACTAGCTAGAAAGGGCCAAACATGGATAAAGCATTGTTGAAGACACTTCTATCTTCAGAATTCTATCAAGCAAATAAAACAAAAATGAGGCAGTCACTATTCACAGGTAACAATGCAGAGGTTTATAAAACCATTGCCCAGGCACAGGATAAATATGATCAGGATGTTAACACCAACGACATCCTAGCAATCTGGGCCACCAACAACCCCGTTGCCACAGTCTCTGAAAAAGAAGATTTTGCCGACACTTTGGCAGAAGTGCGTGAGCAAACACCCCTGACGCAAGAGATAGCACGGGATGTTATTGGGGATCTTTGGCGCAAAGAGACAGGCCGGGATGTAACCAACTTAGGCATTCAAATGGCTGAAGGTCATGCGGATGCAATGGCTAAACTAAAGAGCCTTATTGAACGAACCTCCGAAGACTACCTTCCAGACGATTTTGGTGAGCCTACAACAGATGATCTGCATGAACTACTTGCTCAAGCAAGTGATGAGTCACGTTGGAAATTTAACATCAATCAACTTTCTAGAAATGTATACGGTCTAGGCCCTAGTGAGTTTATGATTATATTCGCCCGACCTGAGACAGGTAAGAGCGCCCTAGCTGTTAGCCTATGTTCTGCCCCAGATGGTTTCTGTCAGCAAGGTGCGAAGGTACTATACATTGGTAACGAGGAAGCAACCCGGCGCACGAAGCTACGGGCTATACAATCATTCACAGGAATGACCACAACAGACATACAAGCTAACCCTGATTTAGCTTCAAGTCGCTACCTAGCCATTCGTGACCGTTTAATTATGAAAGATGCCCAGGAATGGGATATGACTATGTTGGATGGGTATGTCGCCCGTATCAAGCCTAATATTTTGGTGGTGGATCAACTTGATAAAGTCAACATATCGGGTCAGTTTGGTGGCACACATGAAAAGCTTCGTGAAATCTACCGACAAGCTAGAGAATTAGCTAAACGGCATGAATGCGGTATCATCGCTGTATCCCAGGCAAGTGCGGAAGCAGAGGGACGTGTACGCCTAGACTTCTCTATGATGGAGAACAGCCGCACTGGTAAGGCAGCGGAAGCAGATCTGATTTGTGGTGTGGGTAAATCCTCTGGTGAGGATGATGATGGCCCTGATCCCACTAGGTTCCTACAAATATCCAAGAACAAATTGTCAGGTTGGCATGGTCAAATCATCTGCAATCTACAGGCTGAAATAACAAGGTATGTAGACTGATGGGTAAACGGTCTAACTTTGAACGTAAGCCCCGTGACTACTATAGAACGCCTATAGAAGCCGCAGAACCTATCAGACCCTTCGTACAAGATATTCAAACGTACTGTGAACCCTGTGCGGGGGACGGGGCGTTGATCATTTGTTTGCGGTCTATGGGCATGAACTGTGTAAGTGCATACGATCTGGAGCCGCAGAGGCTTGGGATAGTACCGCTTGATGCCTTACATCTACAGGAACATCACCTAAAGAATGCGGATGTGATAGTGACCAACCCGCCCTGGGAAAGATCTATCCTACACCCCATGATAGAAACCTTTTCCAACCTTAGACCTACCTGGCTGCTATTCGATGCGGATTGGATTCACACAAAGCAATCCATACCGTTCCTGCCTAGGTTACGCAAAATAGTGAGTATTGGTCGGGTGAAGTGGTTCGATAACACCACAGGAAAAGACAACGCATGTTGGTATTTATTTGACCGCCATGACGAAAGCTACCGCACTAAATTTTACGGGAGAAAATTATGATTAATCCTGGCTGCACTCTTCAAGATGTAAAAGACGCCATACATGAAGCACACAAGCTTAAATTAAGTGACACTAGTTACAATCAGACAGCTAGTAAAAATCTACACAAACTAAAAACCCTGCATAAGTTTATGGAGCTTGGCGGGGAAGGAGTGGATTATTGGGGAGGAAAAATACGGATAGATGAAAAATACCTTGTCAGCTTAGTAGTTAAAAAATGGTCGGTTATAGGGGGAAATGGTTGGTGGTATCCCTACGGTAACACTATGGACCTACTTCACAGATTGCGGGGGTCAGCGGATGCTTAATGAAACAGACCTAAAAGAATTCTATGAAATGCTTGAGAAGAACAAAGCAGAGTATCAGAAAACAAAAGCCCCTGAGATTAAAATTCTATTGGACGAACAGTTTTCTTTAATCCAGCGTTTGATCTCCGTTCAATCAAAGATTGTATCTAAGTTATCGGGGTTCAACATATGAATAAAACCCTCGTATTAGATCTGGAAACCACCGTCCAACGGTTCGATGGCAAGATAGACAACAGTCCCTTCAACCCTCTGAACAAATGCGTATCAGCGCATTTTGGATGGATAGGGTGGGACACGGTTGATGAAGTAACTAATCTTGTCTTTCATCATAATGAACAGGACGTGCCTGACAGCCCTGAACCTTTGCGTAAAGCTCTGCAAGAAGCTGACGTGCTAGTGGCGCATAATGCTAAGTTCGATGTCTTGTGGCTAAAGGCTATGGGTATGCCTATCCCTCCTACAATCCGTTGCACAATGATCAACGAATATATCCTGTCTAAAGGCCAGAGAACTAAGCTTTCTTTGAAAGAAACTGCCCAGCGCAGAGGTGGCTGGGGATGATTGAGCAAAAGAAAAGTGAACTAGTCGATGATCTGTTTAAGTCAGGCATCGGGTTTGAGGCCATGCCTCTGGATGATGTTGTAATTCCCTACGCTGAGGCTGACGTTAGATCATGTGGTGGGGTGTACCTATCTCAGATGGATGCTTTTGAGGCAGAAGAAAATCTGTCTTTAAAACCTATTGTTGTTCTGATGAATGAAATGCTTGAATTCTTAGTCGAGTGTGAAACCAATGGGGTAAAGATAGATTTAGAAGAACTTTCCTCTATCGGTGAGCAGTTCCAAAAAGAGCATGATGAACTAAGCAAGCGGCTGGAAGAAATCGTAGAAATTGTAATGGGTGATACCCCAATCAATTTAAATTCGGGAGCAGATGTATCTAAACTTATATATAGTAGAGAAGTAGTTAATAGAGACTACCACATACAGACCTTCCGCATAGGTACAAACGCTGAAGGTAAACCTCTTCCCCCACCCCGTATGAGCAGAGCAGAGTTTAACACTGCGGTGCGTTCAAACACTAGAGTGGTGCAGAAGACCTCTGTAGTTTGTTGTCCAGAGTGTGATGGTCGAGGTCTGGTACAGAAGTATAAACAGAAAACCAGGACGAAGAATAAGGTCACCTATAAGGTTCCTGGTGACCCATATAAGAACTTGTCTAAGTGTCCCTCATGTGTGGGGGTCGGTGCTTTCTATAATCCTACAGGTAAGGTGGCGGGGCTAAAGATAAGTCCTCTTGGTCCTCAGTATGCTTCCGTGAATGGTTTTAAAACTGACAAAGGCACAATAAAGCTTTTGATCTCCCACGCTAGAAGTAAGAACAATGATCTAGCTGTGGAATTCCTTACTAAGATTAGTAGGCTTTCGGCAGTGTCTACCTACTTAACAAGTTTCGTTAAAGGTATCGAAACCTGGACCCGGCCTAACGGATTAATACACACGAACTTCAACCAGTGCATAACCGCCACCGGGCGTCTTAGTTCTTCCAACATTAACCTGCAAAATATGCCAAAACGGGGCTTCCCTGTTCGTAAAGCTATGGTGTCTAGATTTGACTACAAAATCTTGGAATTCGATTACTCAGGTTTGGAATTTCGTGTTGCGGGAGAAGTGTCTAGAGATCCCCAGATTATTGAGGATATTCTGAATGGTAAGGACATCCACAAGCAGACAGCTTCTATCATTAACCGGGTTCCGATTGATAGCATATCAAAAGACAAGAGACAGGCTGCTAAAGCGTACTCGTTTGCTCCCTTGTATGGCGGAATGGGTGCGGGTGAACCAGAGCATATACGGAACTACTTTTCTGAATTCTTTGTGATCTACAAAGGTCTAAAATCTTACCAGCAACGTCTTATGGATGGGGTCGTTAAGAACGGTATAGTCCAGACACCTAGTGGCAGACAGTATTACTGGCCTAATGCCCGTAGGCTGAAGAATGGTCGTGTCACGAATGCTACTCAGGTAGTCAATTATCCTATCCAAGGATTTGCCACAGGGGACATAGTACCTCTGGCCTGTATTCGTGCTTTCAGGCTGTTCAAGAAGCACAACCTAAAGTCGAAACTTATTCTAACGGTACACGACTCAATTGTAGTGGATTGCCACCCAGATGAATTGACGCAGGTAAAAAAAGTTTTGGTCGAAGCTATGGCAAATGTAGGCGAAGAATTGGAGCAACGCTTTGATTATAAGCCTGTATTGCCCCTAGACGTAGAAATGACGGTAGGGCCTAACTGGCTGGATCAGGAAGAGATACCACTTGATTAATGGTACTTAATTATGGTACATTATAAACTCAATAATAAAGGAGACACCAATGGGTGACCTAACAACAGTACAGGCGGCAGACCTCGCAGCAATGGCAAAAGAACTTGGCGCATCAGGCGTCGAAAATTCAAAAGTAATT